GAGGGCGTATTACGGAATTACCGGAGAACCGACCCCACCATGATGGTGCTCTTGACCAAATGTGGAATAGATTGAGGAGGCTTATTGAGGTTGTCAATAGGTGTCATCCAAACGAATGTCGCGATGCTCAACCAGAATTTCCAGTAGCTGTACCAGTGATACCGACAGCTCGTGCTATCGGCGCCGCCCCTGGCTTCGCCCAGCGCGCGGCCGCTGGGCCGGTGGGCGCGGCCCGCGGAGGCCTCTTCCTCCCCATAGATGGACACCCGCGTAGGCGAGGACGAGCAGGTTCTCCCACTCTAGCCGCCGCAAACCACGCGCGTCTAGCCGCCGCAAACCACGAGCGCTTGTGGCCCCGCAGGCTCGACGAGGCGCGGCAAGAGGCCCGCGCGGCGGAGGCGGCACATGACCCTCGCGACGGTGGCGGCGCTGCCAACGATGGGGACGACAGCAACGACAGCAACGATGGGGTTGAATGAAAAATTACGAGCACTCGCCGAGGACTTAATACAAGAAGATATATTTAAAAACGTTTTAAGTATATCTAAAAAGCATAAAAACAATATAAACCGTTTTATACAAACTTTTTTAAAGTCTTATGAAAATGTTAGACATTCATAAAAATATCAAAAATAAATTAAATGATTTCATTGACAAAAAGAAAATTCCGCATATAATTTTTCATGGAGATTCGGGAAGTGGAAAGCGCCACATATTAAATTATTTCATAAATGGAATATATAAAAAAAATGAAAATAAGAAACATCTTATGAAACAATACATAATGTATGTAAATTGTGCGCATAGTAAAGGTATTCGTTTTTTTCGCGATGAATTAAAATTTTTCGCAAAAACAAATATACAAAGTAAAAACGGTGATTTTTTCAAAAGTATAATTTTATTTAATGCTGATAAATTAACAACTGATGCACAATCTGCACTTCGTAGATGTATTGAAAAGTATAGTCATACAACACGATTTTTTATTGTTGTAGAAAATAAAGATAAATTATTAAAACCAATATTATCAAGATTTTGTGATATTTATGTACCATTACCAAAAATAAATGGTGAATATATGAGTTTGCACAAATATAAGTTAAATTATTTCAAAAAAAGCAAATATGACGAAAAGAGAATGCAATGGTTAAAAACAAATATCCCAAATGAAAAAAATTATAAAAATTTAAGAAAATGTTTTAAATTTTCTGAAAAATTATATGAAAGGGGGTATTCAGCTATAGATTTGTTCATTATAATTAAGAAATTAGAAATGGATGAATCAAAAAAATATTTTTATCTTTTATATTTTGATGAAATTAGAAGAGAATTTAGAAACGATAAATTATTAATTTTTTATATATTATATTTTATCTTTATGCGTCCCGATTACAATTTAGAAAATGTACAAATTATGTAAATGGATGATTATAATACTTCAATGTTGTCGGAAGCAAAAAATGAATATTGCATTCGTCTATTAAATATTTTATCACCTTTGGTAATTGAAGGGATAAAATCTATTTTGAAAGAAGCAAATTTATTATGTATAACAAATAATGAAGAGGAAAAATATTTAATGACATTTCAAAATTTTCTTTCACGTGTCCCCAAATGGAATAATGATATAATAAGTGAAGAAACAAATAGAATTATAGCAAAAAGTGGTTGTAATTATTTAGAAGATTTATTGACGTGTGTTCATATAACCCAATTAAAGGTTTTGACTAGTATTAGGGTTGGTTCGCAGCAAAAAAAAATTGAGATAGATATACCAAAATTAACCGATTTTATTCATAAAATTTATATAAAATTTGCTAGAAAAATTTATAGTAATGTATATCTTTTTGAAAAAAATATACAGCCGCTCATTTATCAAAAAAATATGAGAGAATGTGAAACTATATGTAAAGAATGTATTTTAGATGTTATTAGAGATAGTATCCCGGTTGAGAGAATATTAAGGTCATATATTGATGAATCAAATGAAGAAGAAATTGTTGAAGAAATAAAAGAAACTTTGGAGGTAGATCCTTCTGAAAATGTTCAAAAGGAAGAAGTAAAAGAAGTAAAAGAAGAATCTACAAAAGTTACTGTTAAAAAGGCCGAAGAATCTACAGAAGTTACTAAGGAAGTTACTAAGGAAGCACCCAAAGAAATAGTCAAAGAAATAATAAAAGTAGAAACGGCAGTTAATAAAGAAAAACCTTTAGAACAAATTCCCGAAATTTCTAATACATTAAAAAATATTATAGAAAAAAACAAGAAAAGTAGTTTATCTTTTTCTGATACAGATATTGCATTTGACAAAAATACTGGTGAAAAAACAGAAATTAATGCGCCGAAAACTATGGAGCGTTTAGCGGCAATTGCGACAGCAGCAAATAAAAAAAGAAAAGACGAAGAAGAGGGATATGATGCAGATGATGACGATGGTCCTCTTAAGATAGGTAATACAGTTAAATTAGATATTTTGGATATTCATGATTTAGAAAAAGATATAAAATTAAAGCCCGATATTTCAAATGAAATTCATATTTTAAGTTAATGCGTTTTTTTATTGAATATCTTTTTTTTTATAATATTAATGGCAAACTCCCCATTTATGTTATCAACTGCTGTTTCAATTATTTATATTCTTATTCGTTTTATTGAAATGAGATTTATTACAAAAGAAACAAAACCTTTAAAAATTTTAATTCGCGATGCATTATTAGTTTATATAAGTTCGCTTAGTGGTTTTTATATTTTACAAAATATAACCCCCGTTGTTACAAATATGACTGAAGCACAAGCTTTCACAAATGAACCTGATTTTTGACAATTTTACTAACTTTTTAGTTATACTGTTAGTAAAATTTTACAAAATTATCTATATTAATTATTCTTTTCTTTTTAATTTTTTTTCTTTGAATGATAAATTCATTAAATATTGGATTTTTAATTTCTTCTGAGGGAATATGATTATGAACATTTCTTGCAATCATTTTATACAATTTAAAATCTGGATATCTTTCATCACCATTTTTTTTATATAAAATATTTTTCCCTCTATCATCTTTACACCATTTTATAATTAATTTACCAACTGGATGTTTTACCTTTCTCTCTTCATCAGAAAATGGAACAAAATAATCATATAAAGAACAAGCCAATCTTGTTAAATCAAAACTAAAATTAGGCTCCAATTGTGGTTTATTTTTATTTAAACATGGTCCAAAATTATATTGTGTAGCCGCATCACCTTTTATCTTAAAACTATCACTACAAATAATTTTATTTCTGAATTTGTAAATTGCTCTGCCAAAATCAATTATTTTAATAATTTTCCCAAAAGTAGGAATTTTATAATATTTTTTGTTTATACAATAAATTATATATTGTCTATCTGTTTTAATATACATAATATTATTTGTGTGTAAATCATTGTGTGTAAATGAAAAGGTTTTTTGATAAACAGTCAAAATAATCAAAATTTGAAATATAATTGATTTCCATTCTGGAATTGTTAATATTTTTCCACCAAATAATAAACTATCCAACGTGTCATCTAGCCCTTCTAAGCAAATAATATTTACAGGAAATTCTGTTATAATTGCATTAAGAACTTCATTTTCCGTTTCTGTTGATGATAAAGATTCTGAACACTGTGATTCATCTTCTTCGCTATCGTCGTCTGTATAAGAAGAGCGAGAACTACAAGTTGAAGAAGAATGTGATGTTTTAGGGGTTTTATGAATATTATTATTCTTAGATACATCACTTTTAAATATTATTTTTTTTTCAATATTTTGTTCAATATAATTATTTTTTTTAAAAATATCATTGAAAAAATCACCATCTATAGTTTCACATTGTAAATCAGTAATATCTTCACTAATATTAATTTTCTTTTGACAATTTCTTGAATTGCCATAAAATATCTCTCGTTTCCCTTCTTCTATTTTAAATAAATTATCTAAATTTTTATGAAAAAATTCAGATTCATTTAAATAATCAAAATCATCAAAAATATTATAATGATAATTTTTTTTCATTGCAATAAATGACCCATAAAAATCTGTTCCGTGAATAAAATTATATGAATTAAGTAATTTACTTGTTAAATAAGAGAAAAACCCATCTACATATGCAGCATTATCAGGGTCTTTTATTTTTTTAAAACTATTATTATTAAATTTTGGAAGTTCAAATAAATTTTTTGACATATCATATTTTCCAATCATAAATTTAATAGGGTCAAGTAATGGTGAAAATTTAAAGAAAGATGTTTTCTTAATAATATTATTTTTATTTATAATTTTGCATGTATATTTATTTTCGGTTTGTTTTTCTGTTATATCTTCTAAATTATATTTTTGGTCAAGGTTTATATTATTAAAATTTGATTCATTTAAAGAAAAAAATTTCTTATAAACTGGAATAAAATTTTGTAATTTAGAAAGTTCATAGTTTTCTAAACTTGTAAATAATTTTTGGTTTTTTCTTTTACAATAAGAAAAATCAAAATTATTAATAAGTGCAGCCATTTTGTATATAAATAAAAAAAATAAAATCTTAATTATAACTTATTGCGTGAATTTTATTTAACTTTAATAAATGCGGTGTATATATGAATTTAGAATTAAAAAAATTTGACATGGGCAGGATTAGATTTGATGCTTCAGATGAAGCTACTGGACCCGTCGTGGTTTTTATTGGAAGGCGCGATACCGGTAAATCTTTTTTAGTAAGAGATTTATTATATTATCATCAAGATATACCAATTGGTTCTGTTATTTCCGGTACAGAAGCTGGTAATGGATTTTATGGCAAATATGTTCCAAAATTATTTATTCATGATGAATATAATAGTGTAATTGTTGAAAATGTTTTAAAAAGACAAAAAATAGTTATAAAACAAATAAGAAAAGAAAAAGAAGCCTATGGTAAATCGGATATTGATGGTCGGGCTTTTGTTATATTAGATGATTGTTTGTGGGATAATGGTTGGGCAAAGGATAAAATGATGAGATTACTTTTCATGAATGGCAGACATTGGAAAATAATGACTGTCATCACTATGCAATATCCGTTGGGAGTTCCACCTAATCTTAGAACAAATATTGATTATGTTTTTATTTTAAGGGAACCTTATCTTACAAATAGAAGGCGAATTTATGAAAATTATGCAGGAATGTTTCCAACTTTTGAATCATTTTGTCAAGTTATGGATCAATGTACTGAAAATTATGAATGTCTTGTTATTGATAATAATGCAAAATCTAATAAACTACAAGACCAAATTTATTGGTATAAGGCGGACCCTCATGATGATTTTAAATTAGGTTCAAAAGAATTTTGGGAAATATCAAGAGACCTTAATTCTGATGATGATGATGAACCATATGACCCGGATGCTCATATAAAATCAAGAGGACCGCGCATTAATGTTAAAAAAAGTCGTTGGTGAGATTCAAACTATCAAAAGCGTATTTACGGTTCTTGACATATTTTACTAACGTTTTTTTAAGAATACATGGGGTTTTTGACGGGCTGTCCGAGAAATTATGATTTTTTCTTTCTCGTTTTTTTCCTTCTTTTTTTTTTCCTTTTCTTCCTTTTCGTTTTTTTCCTTTTCTTTCTGCCTGTGTTAGGTAATTTTTGTCGATAATTTTCTTTAATTAAATCTTTTAATATATCCTTATTTTTATTATTTGGCAAATATGGTAATATTTTTTTCCTTTCTGCATTTGAAAGATATTCACCGCGCAAACTACTCAATCTATCTGCCAATTCAGACTTTGATCCGCTTTTTGTTACGCCATATTTATCGCATAAAAGTTTTAAATCTTTTAAAG